GTCATCACCCTGTAGTCTGGTCACAGGTGGAGACACAAAACAGACCGTGTATGTGATATTGTCCTGTTCGTTCTTCCAGTAAAACTCCAAACTTTCGTTAGCAGCATAAAAAGCCATGATTGCTGCTTTGGCAGTCTGGCTAACGTTACCAAGAGTAAAGCTCCACGTTTTGGGATTGAACGTAAACTGTTTGTTCATTAACGGGAAGCCGCTTGTTGTTGACGCAACCTGAACAGCATCAGAAGACAGAGATTCCCCAAAACCGGATATGGAAGGCGAAGTACCTAACGAACTTTCCGCTGGAAATGTGTTCATCGGTTTGTTCCCAAAGAAGACTTCATTTTTCTATTCGTCTTTTCCCCCTGAACAACAACGTCCAGAACACGTTGGTCACTCATCATATACTCTTCTTGTCTACTAACTGACAACGAATGACCACTCTCGTTAATAACGTTCACTTGTGTACCTCCAAACATCCCTGCCAACTTTGAAAGCGGAGCAATGAGTTCAGGTTCCTTTTCTCCCACCCACGCCTTTTGGGGGTACCATGCAACACCCCCTTCAGCATATCCCATCCCTGTAGGCCCTTGTGTTCCCACACTCCCAGGTGCACTTCCAGCTGAGGCTGACGGACTAAACAAAGATGGAATGATACTTGTCAATCCAGAAGCCATACTCGCAGCAGCTGGCTGAATGAATGCTATGCGAATGGCTTCGTTATATACTTCTCTCAACAGTTGTTTTACATGATCCTTCCAATTCTCAAAATCCTTGGTCAGATTGGTCAAAGCTCCCGCAATACTCCGTTCCATACTTTCAGCAAACTCGAAAGCCTTCTCACCTGCTGTCTTCATAGTTCTCTGCACTTGCATTTGATAAGCAACTAAGCCATCTATCCAACCATCCTGTTTCAAAAATTCGATCTTGAGAAGGTCTTGTTGTTCTTCCAACCAGAGGTTTATTGTCTGAACTTCAACACCCACAGCCGCATATTCTTTAGCAAGTTCTTTCAGATGTTCCTGTTGCTTAATATACACAGCCTCAGACATCCGACCCATCTCACCCAACAATGAGCGATAGGCTTCCACATGATCTCCGGTTGTCTCTGCTGCATCACCAACCTCTCCCAATGCCCCAACTAAGTTCTCTGGAAATTTGTCGGGAAGAGACAACCCACTCGCTTGGGCACCCTTGATTTCCTTATATGATGCTTCGGCTGTAGATACAGCGTTTTTGTAACCCAAATCCCATTCATTCTGCACATCGTTAAAACTTCTCTGTGTGTCCTTAATTGCCTTTGACAGAAGTTGCTGATAAAGAGTCTCGTTAGCCCGAGTGGTTGTTGCGATCATTTGAGACCCCATACCGGACGCCGCACCCATTCCCATTGAAGCTCGTGTGCTTTTGCGAAAGCTTGTTTTGTAAGGGTCTTTTCCTTTCTGTCCCATCCGAAGTTCGTACTCAAATTTAGCCTGGTTCTTGGCTATATCAGACACCCCAGAAGGCAAAATCTTTTCCAGCCCCTGTTGTACGTCTAATAAGTAATCGACAACACTCTTAATGTTATCGACAACCGCTGCGGCCCAAGATCGGAAGTTGTGCTCGTTTGCCATCATCCAATCTGTAAGGTTAGAGAAGAAATGCTGGAATGCTGGCATACCTTCTGAGATGATCTCGCCAAACATCAATCCCACAGCCTTGACATTGTTCCAGGTTATTTTCAACGCCGAACCGAAAGATTTAAGTTGCTTGTCTGCCACTTCTTGTGTAATGCCTGCCATACCTTCTAACTGTTCGTTATACCCTGCAATAGAAGCACTAAGCCCTAACAAGGGAAGGATGGCTTGCTGAGAACGCGCTTGGAACCCTAGCATATCCAAAGCCGCTACCTTTTGCTCAGTACTCAGATTTCCAACGGCCCCTGTGAGATCCTTGACAATGGTAGCCAGGGGCTTTAGATTACCAGCCACATCATAAATGTCAATGTTGAACTTTGCCCATGCCCCCCTATTATCTTGAAAACCCTTAGTCATAAGACGTAACATTCTGGAGAACATGTTACCGGCATTTTCCGCCTTGATACCCTGATCCGCATAAGCAGCAAGCACAGCAACACCTTCCTCCAATTGTATGCCATAAGCCTTCATCGCAGGGCCAGCTTGGCTTGTTAAGGCCATGGAAAACTGTTCTGTGGATGCATTTGCTAAAGTGTTGGCACCTACAAATACATCTGACACACGTTGCATGTTAGCTAAGTTTGTCTGGGCATCGTCTACCGTCAAACCCAAAGCAGACTGAGCGTCTGTCAACAAGTCTGTCGCCCGAGCCATATCAAAAGCACCTGCTGTAGCAAACTGTTGTACAGCTGGAAGAGCAGCCATACTTTGCTGTACGTCTAAACCTGCTGACGCTAGAAAGAAATAGGATTCTGCCAGTTGTGTCGCACTTTGCACACCTTGACGCGACATCGTAATGGCAAGCTTTCGCATACGTTCGTCCATTTCCTTTGTGACACCTGACATGATCGCTGTGGAACGTGTCATTGCATCATCAAAAGACGCAAAAGCTTTTACGGAAGCGCCTGCCGCTATCAAAGCAGCCGCCCCCATCATTTTTGCAGCCTTACCGACAGCACGATCAACATCGGCAGCAAACCTATTGACCCTCACCCCTGATCTGCGAAGAACCCTATCCAAATGAGCATCATCGCCCCGAATGTGAATCAACAAATTGCCTAAGTCTAATCCTATCATGTATCACCTATTCTTTTTAGGTTTCGGTTTTACCACCGCTGAAGCTGCACCTAAGAACATACCCCACCATCGCTTTGCCTTTGTAGTTGCCTCTTCTCTTGTCTTCGGCTTCTTATCCGGTTGTCTTCGTTTGCCCTTATAGTAAAACTGGTCAAGCCTAACAGTATCCGGATGTTTAGCATTCACCTTGCAAATATACATAGCCATTTGAGCCCAGTAAAACTCTTGTATCATTGCATAGTTGCTTGGCGCCTCTTCTCTTTCGTCCTCTTCCCTAAAGAAAGTTATCCACTTTGGAAATTCCGTTGCTGTTGTCTCTAACTGACAACGCTGCTTTGACATATGTAACCGGGATGCTAGTCTGAACCAGACTCGGTCCCGGTCGGTGAGTTTCCCGATTTGCCTTTGTCGTCCTCATCGACTAGCATACCATTGAGCTCTTGGGCCATTGTGAACAGCTGCTTCTGGACACTGTGTGGAAACTCGTCAATCTCTCCCGTGGGAACCTTGACACCTTCCGCATTGTAAAGGGTGTGTTGCAACAGGGATGTGTACATCCCTTCATACCCTTTGATTGCAACGACTTTTACTTTGCCGTCCTCAACGGCGGTCTCAATCCGTTCGCTATTGTCTTCGAGATATTCTTCCATATCCCGACCACTTAGTTCCCGAATTGTATGGGGATGATCCTGACCTTCTTTGTCCGTCAAAACAATAGCCCGTTGTTGTTGACGCAAATCAAACGTGATAACCTCTTGTGTGCCTGCCATGTTGATTTGTCCTTTCCTACTGTTGCCACAGTGTCAAATAGAATAATACTGATAGTGTTGATCTTCGTTTGCTATCCATTCCCTTGTCCAAAACTCCAGCCAGACGTTGCATACCACTCAGGAAATAGGTTTTGTCTTCAACCAGAACTAAGCGATTTGCAACCATCGCCATAGTGGATGTAACGGAGGTTAGCTTTTCCCATGCTTCTGGATCTGTCCTGCCCCTTACGTCAATACGAACACCATACCGTTGGTATTCTTGTCCACTCATAGCCTTACCTTGCATATCCCCTGGGCTGTCATACAAAGCTGCTGCCGAATCTTCGACACCTGAAGCATCAGGTAAAAAATCCGTGTACAAAGGCCATAGACCATCCCCAGGTCTGACAAACAAACCTAGATCAATCATGTACGTAGCCAACACTACTGCTGGAGATCGTACGGTATTAGTCAAGGGACACATCAAGATCACCAGCGGCAAATCGGGCTGTATCCCCATCGTCAATTGTCTTTGACTGAGTCAGTGTCCCATAAGCCAGCATGTTCCCAACCGTCTCAGCATCGAACAAGGCAAAGTGAGTAATTGTACCCCACGCACCTGAAGCCTCGGTAAACTCAATGGCATTGGCGTTGTCCAGGGCACCGCTAGAGGCTGCGTTCCAATCTCCCGCAGCTGTACTCTTTCTTACATATGCATTTCCAACAGGTTCGGCGAGACCTCCGCCAGAATCAACCGGATTTGCCGTCGATAAACCAACATAAATCGTTGGCGGTGTATACGCGCCCTTGCCAAACAAATGGTCAAGGATTTCGTCTTCCCAAAAATCTGCAAAACTACCCATTGTCAGGTTCTCCTTATAAATGTGTTTGTGTACTTACAGTTAATTCCAAACTGAACTCGCTAACCTAGAGACGGAGCAACCTCAGCAAGATCGCCATCCTGATTGGACACCTCGATCATTACAGTAGCTGTAGGCGGTTGGCCTTCTACAATTTCTCCTGGCTGGAACTTGTCGATCCAACCCCAGAAGTCCCACGTCTGTTCATCCGGGAATGTCAATGTGATCAGCTGATTTGTATTGATCATCGCCAGAATCCCAGTAAGGAAAGCGGGGTCATAGTGACAAGTGAGTTGTGATCCTGTAAGCGTTTTCAGTTCCTTCGGCTGCTGAGTTCTCCACGCTGTGTTCTTCATGTTTGTTGTGTCGTTAGGACCCCCACCATCAACACCTGGAGGAGTTACAGCCATTTCTTCAAAATACAATGCTACACCACTAGCGGCCTCCGCAAAACTCATAGTAGTCGGAAAGCCCTCAGTCAAAATACTCATAATCGTTCCCTTTCAATTCTACAGTTCCGAATACGACATCAAATAGTTCGTCACCAAATGTTCTCTGCTTTGTGTATCTCTTCCCAATGGAACAACCGTTGTTGTCCTGCCAATATTTTGTATGAGAAACACCCTCACCCCTACGGACACACCCGCACTTGCTACTATTTTCAAGACATCGATCACAGACGCAATTTTCTCAGAGGCTATAGTTTTTGAAACCGCCCGAATGCGTAGCTGTAATCCATGCCTTTCAAACTGTGTGAATCGCATACCCCTTGAATCAACAACTCCTGTTGTGTCGTACAAACAGGCAGCTGAATCTGGTAGCACATCCAAATCTGGAAGGTTTCTCGTAAACAATGGCCAATCTAAACTGCTGGTAGGTTTTGTAAATAGCCCCTGTCCAATCAAGTACTCCGCCAAAACATTCGACGGACGAATGGTCCCTGCCTGAATTGTGACTTTCCCAAGAACTCGTAAATTGCCCAAAAGGGTGGCGATAGCTTGAATTGAACCTTGTAGTACCACAAAGCCGTCTGTTAGACTTGCAGACAGGTCCGTAGATGCCTCTATATCCCCCTCTAATCCCCTAACGCAACTTACCGCACCCGAAAGCCCGCTCGTTGCCCCGATATCGCCTGAGAAGCCCCAGGTAAGTTTTAAGGCCCCTAGCAATTCGGATACACCCTCAATCGATCCAGCAACTGTAACAACAGATCCTCGTGTCAGAGAACCTGACAGGTTAGATTGGACTGTTATGGCTCCTGCCAACTTTGAAATGCGTCTAAAAAACCCCAGTAATTCAGATTGGGCTTGTGCACTTCCTGCAACACTACGAATCCGAAGGATCTGCCCCGTTATATTGGAAGAACCCTC